GTATTGTATGGGACGGAACTTACTTCTGGGTTTTAGGCGCTACTACTCAAAAGGTTTACAAGTATAACTCCAGCGGTGTTTACCAGAATGTATATTTCTCTACAGGTTCGCAAGATACTGCCACTCAAGATATTACGTGGGATGGGACGCATTTTTGGGTGCTGGGTGATAATACTAATGCAGTTTATAAGTACAACGCCAGCGGTGTTTACCAAAATGTTAGTTGGTCGGTAGGCTCTCAAGAGAATACTCCAGCAGGTATTGTATGGGACGGCACTAATTTTTATGTAGTTGGGTGGACTAATGACACAGTGTACAAGTATAACTCCAGCGGTGTTTACACAGGAAATAGTTATGCTACCAGCGGAGAAATTTACCCATCAGCTATTGCATGGGACGGGACACATTTTTGGATTGTTGGTTTTCAAGATGACTTGCTACGCCAATACACGGCATCGTGGGTTTACACAGGCGTATCAGTTAGTGTAGCTTCTCAAGAAATAAACCCTCATGGGGCAGTATGGGATGGTTTAGCTTTTTGGGTTGTTGGTGCAACGTCTGACGCTGCATACAAATACGCATCCCAAATTGGCGTTAACACTAACGGTTCAGCTTCTCAAATAGCTGAAGGCTTACAAAATTACGTGAGGATTAAATACTGGCTGTTTCTTTAGGTAGTTTTGGCGATTCAATAATCAACGAAACAATAAATATAAACTCAGCAGAGAATTTGATTACTTTGGCTGATGGTCGTGTGTATCTCAAGGGCGGTGTAACTGAAACAAACGTGTCGGCGTACCCTGATGCTACTCAAGGCTTTACATACATTGGCACAAATTTTAGTACGGCAGGGCAGACAAACGCACAGCAAGACATCGCATGGGACGGAACCTATTTTTATATCGCAGATGACCAAAATAACAGAGTTTTAAAGTACACAGCCGCAGGTACATATCAAACTTCGTTGTTTAGTACAGCAAGTCAAGACGGCCAAATGTGGGGCATAGTTTGTGTAGGTTCAGATTTTTATCTTTGTGGTAATGGCAATGATAAAGTCTATAAGTACAATTCTGCGGGCGTTTTCCAGAGTGACTTTTCTCTAGCTTCTCAACTAACTACGCCTCACGCCATTACATATGACGGGACTTACTTGTGGGTGTTAGGTGATATAAGCGGGGGGGGTAGTGCGAATGTTGTCTATAAATATACAACCGCTGGCGCGTACCAGAACGTAAGTTTTTCTACAGATGCTCAAGACATTTATTCTCGCGGTCTGGCATGGGACGGGACATCATTTTGGGTGACGGGAAATTCTACTGACAGAGTCTACAAATATAACTCTAGCGGTGTCTATCAAAATGTATCATTCAATGTGGCTGGAACAGGTTTAAAACCTCTAGGAGTGGTGTGGGATAGTTCGGCTCTGTGGATATTAGATGAGGACGCACAAACGATATCTAAATACGCAGACCAACTTGGCGTTACTAATAACGCTTCAGCTTCTCAAATAGCTAACGGCAGACAAAACTACATAAGGATTAAATAATGCCTCTTACTAAAGTACCAACTACAGGCATTACAGACACCATAGCCACAGGAACTCCAACGGCCACTGTAGGCACAAGCGCAAACGCTACGGCTAACACTCATCACTTCATTAGTGCTGCTGGTGTGACACTGACGTTACCTACGCCCACTGTTGGCATGAAGGTGTACGTCACTGTAGGCTCTAGCGTAAACACAATCATTGGCAGGAACTCTAGCACTATTTCTGGGTTGGCTGAAGATTTAACAATTGACGTAGCCAACATGAGCATAGGTCTCATTGGCACAAGCACATCAGCGTGGGTATTAATATGAGTACGATAAGCAGTTTAATCAGTAGTGGCGGCGGCGGCGGTGGTGGCGTTCTTCAAGAAATTATTTTAGGTAAATCCCAAACATGGACACCACCAAAAAACGGAACAGTAACCATGATTGTAATAGGCGCTGGCGGGGCTGGCGGTAGGGGTAGGGGCAGCGGTTGTGTTGGTTTAGGTGGTGGAGCAGGAGGCTACTGCGAGTATAAAGATTTAGAAGTAACCACTAGTGGCTCTTACACAGTTGTAATTGGTGCTGGTGGCGACACGCCTTATCATGCTGAAGAATCAGTTGGCCTCTCTGGTGGTAACTCAACTGTTGCAGGAACGGGATTAAGTGCAACACTAACAGCCAACGGCGGCAGCGGTGGGCCAGAAGGCGGCAGTTCTAACGCACTTCGGCCGGGCGGGGCAGGCGGCACGGCAAGCAATGGGACGTATAACTTCACTGGTGGTGCTGGTGGAAATGTAGCTTCAAGCACTGCGGTTAATTCTGGCGCATTGATAGCTACAGGTGGCGGTGCTGTTGCACTTACAGGTATTGGTTACCGTGGAGGCAGTATTGAAGGTACTGGTCAAGGCAGTGACCTAGCTACTGGCGGTGCTGGCATTGGAGGTGAAGGCTCTACTAAGTATGGCACGGGTTATAATTACATTGGCGCTGCCACTGGTGGTGGAGGTGCGTGTCATCAAGGCGAACCAATAATACGGCAGTATCAGAATATGGCTGAAGGTTCTTATGGTGATAGTAATGTACACCTCTCAGGACTAACGAAGTTCGGAAGTCTTACAGGTTTTAATGCAGCTATTGGTGGAACTAATGGTTCCAATAACGCTGGCGGTAATGGCGGTAATTCTAATTCAGCAATGAATCACTCTACTTCGCAATATTCTAGTGCCTCTTATACTCAATCTTTGGGTGCTGGTGGTGGAGGCTCTAAAACAACCAACAACAGAAAGCAAACTGCGGGCAACGGCGGCATGTTTGGAGGAGGTGGGGGCCATGTCGGCGAAACCAATGATGCAGGCTATTGGCATACTGGCAATGGTGGAGTTGGTGGCGGTGGCGGTGGCACGGCTAGACTCTACACAGGTCAGAATTTTCGCGGTTCAAGAGGCGGTCAAGGTATCGTTTTCATTCATTACACAGCGTTCGCTTAAGGAGAGTATATTATGCAAACATTTGAAATATTAAACTCTGATGGCGAGGTTGTTAATACAATCTTAGCTGATGAGTCTTTTGTCACATCACAATACAACGAAAATGAATACAGGGTTGTGGTGCAAGTAGTAACAGACGAAGAAACAGAAGAAGCCAAAATAGACCTACAAAGAGAATGGAGGGACAGTGAGCTAGAAGCAACTGACCACATTCCTGCAATTATAGACCACCCACAACGTGCAGCTTACATATTGTATAGAGAGAGCCTGAGAGCGTGGCCTGCTGATGCTGAGAATTTCCCAGACACACGCCCAGTACTAGGAGAATAGTATGACTTTAGTAATACAAGCAGACCATGTTTCACCAACATCAGCAGCTATCTTTTGGCGTAATGATGAACTCGCTCGCACCGACATAGCAGCTACAGTATCTGACTATCCGAATGCAGCAGCTATTATCACTTATCGTGCAGCCTTGCGTGACTGGCCCAGCACTGAAGACTTCCCAGACACACGGCCTTCTTTAGGAGACTAATATGCTTGTAGAGATCAGTTTATTAGTAGGTGGTTTGAAGGCCCTGAACGAGGGCATCGCTGTCGTCAAAGAGTCTGGTAGCAACCTCACTGGTCTCGCTAACGTGTTTGGCACACTGACAGAAAGTAAGGTAGCAGTTGAGAAGATTGAGGCTGCTGCTGAAGATGGTGGTCACGTCCTTACTCAGGAAGAAGCTCTCGAGCTAGCCTGGGCTAAGAACGAGATTCGCGAAAAAGAAAAAGAACTTAAGAAGGTTACGCCGCGAATGGTGTGGCGCGACATGTTAGCTATCCAGCACAAGTCGTTGATGGAGCATAAGCATAAATCTGAGCGCGAACGGCTAGCCCGTAATCGCGCAATTACCAAGCGCGGCGAGCTGTTTAAAAATGTAGGGGGAGTAATTATCCTGGCGTCTGCCGCTCTGGCAGCCGCGTATTTTATCCCGTTTAGTTAGCTTCCATTATATTAGCAATCCTAATATAATACCCTAAAGAGGTTCCAATGGCGTATTTCAAACGTGACAGATTTTCAGGCATAGCTCCAGGCGTATCTCCAAGGTTACTTGGCGAGCAGTTCGGACAAGTAGCACAGAACGTAGATCTCGAATCGGGACGGCTAGTTGCGATCAAAGACGATACTGACATACACACGTTGCAAAACGGTGCCCGCCGCTCTATCTATTACTACAACGACACGACCTGGCTTCAATGGGATGAAGACGGGATATCCGCTGTTGAAGGCCCAATTCCAGGCGACACCTTAAATAGATTGTATTTTACCGGTGACGATTACCCGCGTTTGGGCAGTCAGGCTACGTTGCCCAATAACACGTGGCGCTTGGGAGTTCCTGCGCCATCTGGCACACCCGTCGTTACAAAGTCTGGTACAGCAGACGCAGACGCGACACCGAATGATGTGTCCTACGTTTACACACTTGTAACAGCAGATGGACGTGAAGGCCCGCCGTCTAATCCAAGTACTATTATTCAAATGACCGATGGTGAGACCGCATCTATTTCTATGCCTGCAAGCTATAACCCTTCTGGCTCGGGTCATAACTTTGCTTCGGGCGCGTTGAAACGTATTTACCGGTCAAACACTGGTTCTAACAGGACGCAGTTTCAGTTTGTTACCGAGGTTGCATACTCTCAGACTAGCCACTCAGATAACAAAGATGCAGCGACGCTTGGTGAAGTACTGCCGAGCGCTGACTGGATTGGGCCGCCTGACGATAATACTTCGCTATACCCAGACGGTCCTCTCAAGGGGCTGATTCCGTTAGCTCAAGGCGTTATGGCGGGCTTCACAGGTAAACGCTTTTGTCTTAGCGAGCCCTTTCTCCCGCACGCATGGCCAATTAGCTACCGTATAACGACTGAAGAAGACATCGTAGCGATCGCTTCTACTGCGAACGGTGTTGCAGCGTTGACTGATGGGCAGCCTTACTTCATCACGGGCACCGATCCGAGTGCCATGACCGCGATTCGTATAGATTTAGCGCAGGCGTGTGTCAACGTACACAGCGTAGTGGACATGGGCGACTATGTTCTTTATGCAGGGCCGGACGGTTTATGTGCCGTGCAGAGCGCTCAGGGGTCCGTGGTCACGAACGGGCTTGTGTCTGTTGACCAGTGGAATAGTGATTACAATCCTACGACTATCCGAGCCTTTAAGCATGAGGGTACTTATGTAGCGTTTCATGCTGGGGGCGGCTGGGTGTATGACCCTCGGGGTGACGAGAACGCCTTGACCACAATATCACTAGCAGCAGATGTGCGTGGCGGGTATATGAACCCTAAAGACGGGCAGCTGTACATAATTGTAGCTAACAAGATTCGTAAATATCGCGGCGGAAGCAGCAGCAAAACCGCGACTTTTAAAAGTAAAAAGTTTGTAACCCCCTCACCAGTGTCTATGGGCTGGGTTTCGGTTCACGCAAATGCTTACCCAGTGACTATGAAAGTATATGGCGACGGCACTTTGCTTGCGCACTACACGCTCACCCAGTCTGGCTCTACCTACACACAGGCGACAACAGTTCCCAGCGGTATTAGTAACGGCACATTACGCGAGCCAGTAATGCGTATGCCTGCGGTTGTTGCGCAAGAGTGGGAGATACAGGTCGAGGGCACTGACATCAACGAGTTCTGTCTCGCGCAGAGCATGGACGAGATTCGTGGAACATGACAGTACGCCCTACAAAAATACCAGGGATACCTAAGCCGCCTGCTTCTGCAGGGCCGGAACTTAGGCGTTACCTTGAGAGTCTGTCCGAAGCAATAGAGATTCGACTCGGTCGCAAGGGTGACCCGCGAGATCGTGCAGTTACATTGCGTGAACTGATTGAGTCGGGGCTTGCTAGAGAGCTACGGGCCACGCCTTTTGACCCCAACAATTTGAGTGCAGGGAATCTTGGTTTTGTTAGTGACGACGCTGTTGCTGTTACTAGCACTCCACCACAACCTACAGGGTTTACGGCTGCTGGTGCTTATAGCGTTATAAATCTAGCTTGGGATTTCCCCTTGTACACGGGGCCCAATCATTCGCATACTGAAATATATAGTTATCCTTCAGACAACCTTGCCTCTGCCATAGCTCAGGGAGTTATCGGTGTTATTACAGGTCGCGCCTACACTGACCCTGTAGGCGAAGGCGTTACACGCTACTATTGGATACGTCATGTTAATGAGCATGGGACTTTTGGGCCTTGGAATAGCGGCGCTGGCACAGTAGCTACAACAGCGCAGAATGTTGATCAGTTACTTGCTGAGCTAGAAGGCAGTATCCCCGCCGTAGCTTTTGCTGCAGGGATAGAACCTATCTCAGTTGTAAATTCTTTGCCGTCGGTTTCAGGATATACGGGCCCATCGGTTGTGCTTTTAAGCACTGACGGAAAGCTCTACCGCCTAGTAAGTGGTGCGTGGACAGCCGCTGTTCCGACTGTAGATTTGACTGGCACCATTGCAGAGCTGCAGATTGCCGACGACGCTGTGACTAATGCAAAGATTGCAGTAGACGCGATCCAGGGGGACGTAATTGCTGCAAGTGCGATCGTCGCCACAAAAATCGCTGAAAACGCTGTGACTAATGCAAAGATTGCAGTAGACGCGATCCAAGGGGACGTAATTGCTGCGGGGGCTATTACGGAAACAAAGATTACCAATGACGCTATTACCTCTGCCAAGATAAGCGCGAACGCTATAACTGCAGCAAAAATAAACGCGGGTGCAATCACCGCAACTAAAATAGCTACTGACGCTATTACTTCTGACAAAATTAGTGCGGGTGCTATTACGGCAAACGAAATAGCTAGTAACGCAATTACCTCCGCGAAGATAAATGCTAATGCTATTACTGCAGCTAAGATAAATGCAGGTGCAATTACTGCAACTGAAATAGCTAGCAACGCGATTACGTCCGCAAAGATAAATGCTGGAGCAGTTACTGCTTCTGAAATAGCCAGTAATGCAATTACTGCGGTGAAAATAGACGCTGGTGCGATTACTGCCAACAAGATTGCAGCCAACGCAGTAACAGCGAATGCCATTGAGGCGGGCGCGATTACGGCTGGTGCTATTGCCGCTGGTGCGGTGAATGCATCAACTATAATTTCTGATGGGGTTATCGTTGGTAACAAGATAGCTGCTAACACTATCTCCGCAGCAAATATTGTAGCAGGCACCATCGGCGCTAACGAAATTTCAGCGGCGGCTATAACGGCTACTAAGATAGCCGCTGGCGCAGTTGACGCATCTAAATTAGTAATAGATGGCTCTTCGCTCACATCTACAATTGTTAATGGCGTACCCACGCTTCAACTCGGCTCGGTCAACGTTAATCAGCTTACGGGTAATAGCATCAGCGCGACCATCATGTCTGGTACAACGGTGTATGCGAACAGGCTGACTGGCGATGTCAATAAGTTATTACCGTTCAGATCAACTACCGCAGTGTCTTTCAAAGGTAACAACGCGTCTGGTGGAGGGACTGTACAAATAATAGCAGTGCAGCTTCCCGCTACAACTCATTTAACTGTAGGCCATAAACCATTCGGCTCGATTACTGGTTGGTACGATTCTACTGCGAATAAGACTTACTCTTTCAAGCTGTATATGCAGCTAGGTTCAGGCACATATCAGCTTGTCGGTGAGGCTCGTTTCAAGGC